CGCTTCGTCCGAGGATGCTGCAGGCCAGTCTGAACATGAAATCCAGCCTCTTCTGTCCGAATATGTTTCTTCCGTTAAGTTCCATTTATTGGGGATAAAACGAAATGTGTTATATAGGGAGAAGTGTTAGAGTGGTGTAAGTGATTGAGAGAACGGAGGTTGAAGGGAAAATTTGGGCGGCGCGAAGATAAAACGAAATGTAACATTATATAACATTGGCTTAACATTTTAGCCGGGGTGTTCGAAGGGTGTTAGAACATTATATAACATAAGGGCCAGAAGCTGGCCAATAAATAGGGTTAAAACGACGATTTAGACCGCTGTGAGGGCATTTTAAGGGCCAATACGGCGGTCTCTCTTTATGGTGTTAGAGTGGCCTTAAAAGCCTTCGAATATAAGTCTGATCCAGGAGTGCCGGCACAGTCCGTTTTTGTGGTTAGGTACTCATTTAGATACTCACTTAGATACTCAAAAATGTAGGGTAAAAAAACGAAAAGTATTCGTTAGGTACTCATTTAGATACTCAAAAACGTATTAAAAAAAATAGATTGGTAGGTAATTACGGGGTTTGAAATACATGAAAAAAGGCAGAATAATGTAAACTCAAACGAGATAATTGCAGAATAAATACAATAAAAATAACCGCTAAATTGCAGTATATCAGCAAAATAGCGGTTATTATTCTTAAAATAAACAGATAAAAAACTTTAATCCAATGAGATTGAGCCTATGATAATTGCAGCTCTAGCTACTTCGTCGATAGGGATTTCCCATTCAGGATATGACGGATTATCTGACTTGACTTTGATGAAGATCTTGTACTGGTGGTGTTCGTAGACTCTTCCTATTATAATGCCCTGGTGGCATGTCAGAAGAGCATACACCTTGCCCCATTGATAGAAGTTTGTGTATCTGATATTGCGACATGCGATCAGGTCGCCTGGTTTATATCTTGGATACATAGAGTCTCCTGTAACCCTCATCATGAAGTCAGCATTACGAAACTCTTTTATAAAATAATACTCGTCAGCTTTTATAGTTGACGGTTCATCAGGATCAATCGTGGCAAAGCTCAATTCGTGAACAATAGGAATTTTACCTTCGTTGTCATTGTTTACGTATTCGAACTCATCTGATCTAGGTAATTCAAGTTCTTTTTTTGTGCCTGCGGGTTGGTCTATAGGAAGAGAAGTGTCTGGAGAAGGCTGATTGTCTTCTCTCAGCATTTCTCCTTCACCTTTCATTAACCAATCCGTGTCAATGTCATCATAAGTGTCGATTATTTTCAATAAAGTCGCTGTGTTTAATTCAGTGCCTCGTTTGATCGCAGCTGATATTGTGCTGTATTTTATGCCAGCTTCGCTCTCAAAGGCCCTGATGCTCATGCCTCTGTATTGAATATAATCGTTAACTCTGTCTATAATTCGCTCCATATATTGAAAATAATCGAGATTATTTTTGGAAGTATTGATTTTTCTCTATACTTTTGCAAAAAATCACGCGGTTGAGTGTGGCAAAGGTAGCAAATTGCTAACAAATGACAATAAATGCTAACAACTGACAACAAAATTTAATACTGGATATCATGAAGAGGTTTATTAAAGTTAACAGAGAAGTACGTGAGGCGCTCATGTCAAAGTATGGTGTAACCCGCAGGGCAATCTGGGAGGCATGCTCATTTATCACCAGAGGTAAGCGCCCGGATAACATCAGAAAGGATGCTATCGCAATGGGAGGTATCTACCAGGAGGAGGACTTTGTACCTCAGTGCTCATTCCAGAGGACAGCTGACGGTTGGATACAGAAGTTCTCTGCCGGTGTGGTTGTTACTGTGGTGGGTAACGACGTTGTGATCACTAAGGGCCGTGATAAGGTTGCGGAGTTCGAGGGTGTTACCATGAATGGTTACAGTAACATCCTGGCTCAGGCTCAGCAGCTGGTGGAAAAGGGCATATTGGAGTTCGCAAATTAAACTCCATATAAAATAATTTTTGAGAAAAACAATAGTTTGGGCACAAATTTGATTTGCGCCGTTTGAACGACACAAAACGATACTATTATGAGCAAGATTGATCAGTCCTTTGAGGAAAAGAAACAAAGGGTATTACAATTCCTCGAATGTAACGGCATGATGCCCAAGGAACATCAGATCCATAGACTCAGCGAAAGCGAAAAGCGACGCAATTTTGGAGTTCGCATTCCTCTCGGTAATCTCTATGCTGAAAGTGAATTCAATTTCTATCCATTTGTCAGTACGTGTTCTTTGTTCGTGACTGAACCTAAATGAGCGAATGTTCCAGCAGAAGTGCTCGCAGGGCTTCACGATCAGATTTATGTAATCAGGATCGTTTGTATCAAACAACCTACGGAATAGGAATGAATGAAATAATGTATTCATAACGAGACTATTTTGGTTTAGCAAGGCAAATATAGTGGTTTTCCTCCATAGTGTAATGGTAGCATCTAGGAGGTCCGGGTTCGAGTCCCGGTGGAGGAGCAAGATTAGAAAGCATTTAGAACAGTGTTATAATGGAATTATTAGGTAAGACAATAGCGGTGACAGTGGCAGAGCTGACGAGGTCGGACGATGGAGCTGCGATTATGAGCTACAGGAATTACTGTAACTTAGCTCAGCGCAAGTCTCTGGTAGTCCTTCGTCCAGGCAAAGGCCTTGCACATCCGGCTCTTATCGACTGGAATTCCTTACCGCTTCGTTTCAAAGAGTCATGGATAGAAAAGTACGGAGATCCTAACGAACTCCGTAAGGAAAAGCAGGAGGAATTGAGATATGACACTGACGCCATGGCATACTTTGCCGGATATCAGCTTGCCGATGGTTCTTACCTCAAAGAGGCTTTCCAAAGCGAATACGTCCTTAATGCTACAGTGCTGAACAGGCTTGTCGAGATGGCAGACGACCAGAAGATCGTAAGAGGTCGATGCAATATGTCCTCAAGAATCAACTGGGACGGTATATATAATGAGTGCGAAGCTTTGAGACTGAATTACGGTCACACATTGCCAAAGAACGTCGCTCGTCTCCGTGACAAGATCCGTCAGTATAAGAAGGTCGGTTATGAATGCCTGATCAGCGGTAAGCTTTGCAATTCCAATACACAGAAGATCACTATAGAAGCTGGCCGTTTCATCATCGCTCTCAAGCGCAGCCGTTTCCCTCGCAGGACGAATCCGCAGATCTTCGAAGAGTTCAACAGAGTTGCTGAAGACAAGGGTTGGAAACCGCTGAAGTCTCTCTCGAGCCTGGTTAATTTCCTGAGCCGTCCGGAAGTGGAGGTGATGTGGAAGGATATCGAGATTGGAGAGCACGCCCTGAACATGAGGGTACGTCGTCAGCACAAGACTATCATGCCGAAGCTTCGAGACAGCATATGGTATGGTGACGGTACCAAGCTTAACCTTTACTACAGGGTCATTGACAGCAAGACCGGAGGTTGGAAGCTTGCAACCACATCAGTATTCGAGGTTGTGGATGCGGCGACAGAAGCGCTTATCGGATATCACATTGCGCCAAACGAGAGCTTCGAAGCTATGTATGAGGCTTACCGCATGGCTCTGGATCTTTCGGGACATCTCCCTTACGAGCTGGTGTATGACCAGCAGGGAGGTTCGAAGAGAGCTGACGCGCAGGACTGGTTCGAGAGGATTTCGACACTGTCTCGTCACACTGCTGCCGGCAATGCGCCTTCAAAGTCAATCGAGCTTTTGTTCAAGAACTTCCAGTCTCAGGTGCTCGGTCAGAATGTGAACTTCACCGGTATGAACATCACTGCCAGAATGGAAAAGTCCCATGTAGATATGGAATTCCTTCTCGCCAACGTGCAGCAGCTACCGACATATCAGGAGGTGTGCAGGATGTATGACGACTGCAGAAACATCTGGAATTCGATGCCTCACTCGAAGACAAAGCAACCGAGAATGGAGATGTACCTGTCACAGGTGAATGAGGATACCGTAGTGGTGACTGAGACAATGAGACAGAACCTCTATATGATCAAGACGCAGAAGCCGGTGAAATGCACCAACAATGGCATCACGATTCAGATCAACGGAGAGAAATATACTTACGAGAAGGTCAAGTCAGACGGAAAGACTCCGGATATCGATTGGATAGGAAAGCACCTGGGCGTCCACTACTTCGTAGAATACGACCCACACAATCCTACTGCAGATGTAAGGCTCTACACAAAGAGTGACTACGGATATCAGTACGTCTGCGACGCGAAGGAATACACCGCGATACACAGAGCTCTGCTGGAACAGACCCACGAAGAGCGTGTGTTCATCAGGGAGATGGAGTGGGAGAACAAGGTTGCAAGAGTCCGCCTGTGGTTCGAGAAGGTAATGCTGGAGACCGAGCACGGAGTGTCACCGGAACAGCACGGGTTCAAGACTCCGAACATCAAGGGAGTCGGCAAGAAGGAATTTGAGAAGATCTTTGACATGCTCTGGGCAGAAAGGGCGCTTGAACAGGCAGAAAAGGCTGCAGAACTACCAGACAATGCAGCGCATGTCTATCCGGACAGCCTCGGTAAGATCCAGAAAGAGGTCAGCAACACGACAACAGATGCAGCTTCATATTGGAGCATGGTATAGAACAACAAAACAACACAACTATATTACTATGATTACAAACGATCAGAAAAGCAGAATCCAGCATCAGTTAGATGCTCACTGCGCAAGGTACGGCAGCCAGAATAAGGCTGCAAATGCCCTGAAAGGCGTGTCTGTAGCTGTTATCAGCGATATCAGAAACGGCAAATGGGACAGAATCTCTGACGACATGTGGCGCAAGCTGGAGAGTCAGCTTGTAGTGAAGGGCGAATGGAAGGTGTACGGCACCTCTGCCTACAATCAGATGTCGTGTTACCTCGACGGTTGCAAGAATGATCAGCTGGTTATGTGGGTTGTGGCTCCTGCCGGCACAGGTAAGAGTACTGCAGCTGTAGACTTCCGCAACAAGAACCGCAATGTCTTTATCCTTACCTGCAGCGAAGATATGAATAAGACTTCGTTTGTGAAGGAGCTTGCATCGGTCATCGGCGTTAAGTCAGACTGCCTTTCAGTCCGTGAGACACTGGCAGCGATTGTAAAGGAACTTGTGAGAATGGACCGCCCGGTGCTCGTATTCGACGAGGCAGACAAGCTTACTGACAGAGTGCTCTACTTCTACGTTTCTCTCTACAATGCCCTGGAGGGCAAGTGCGGAATGATGCTTCTTTCGACTCATGCTATCCGCAGACGTATGGAGAATGGAATCATCCGACAGAAGAAGGGCTATGACGAGCTTGAGAGTCGCATCGGTCGTCAGTTTGTACCTCTCAAGGCTGTTACCAGTGCAGAGGTCGCGGAGATCTGCAGAGTGAACGGTCTCGAAAGTCACGAGGCAATCAGCAAGGTCACTCAGGAGGCATCGGAGGTGAACAATGACCTCAGAAGAGTCAAGAGGTCAGTCTATAAGGAATTACAGCAGCTTTCATTATTCAACTAGGAAGACACATCATGAAGAAGAATATCGCAACATGGCTCAGAAGAGTCGCACAGTGGCTCGACCCACAGAAAGGTGATATCACCGGTTATGCAAGAAAGGTCATTGGATTCATCCCTTACTTCGGCATTGACAACTACAGGACTCTCATGATGGCGGGCGCAGAGGAGGCTGCTCGGACGACTAAAGGTCGCATCCGCAGAGTGGCAGAGATCACCGCTCTTGCCGACCTCAGTGAGAAGCTTGTCGACAGAAAAATGATTCGCCTTGAGCATAACTTCGGCACTCAAGAGAAAGAGGTCAACGGCATCAAGTGTCCTGCTGAAGGTCTGACCATCATTCTTGAACTCAAAGGCAGCTGGTCATGAGACGCACTATATCAGGCGCACAGCTGCTGAACCTCAAGCAGGAGCTCATGCAGCTGGGCGATGGTTGGAACGAATGTCTGGGCGGAATCCCAAAGGTGGGAGTCGTGGCAATCTGGGGACATTCCGGTAACGGTAAGTCCGGTGCAGCGATGAGTCTGTGCAAGGAATGCGGAGCATACGGCAAGGTGCTGTATGTGGCATCAGAGGAAGGTTTCGGAGCTTCACTGCAGAACACTGTCAGACGTTACGATATGGCGTCACTTCATGCGAAGTTTCAGGTATGTATAGATAGCTTTGACGAACTGATGGAACGCCTTGAGAAGAGAGAGTCAGCCCATGTGATAGTAATCGATTCTCCACAGGCAATGGGACTCAAGAAAAGTCAGTTCCACGAGCTCAGAACGAAATATGCCGGAAAGAAGCTGATCATTTTTGTCTGCCAGGCAGAAGGTAAGCAGCCAAAGGGCAAGGTCGCACAGGACATCAAGTTCATGGCCGACATCAAGATCTGGGTAAGCGGGTTCAAGGCTTTCAGTCACGGACGATTCTACGGTGATACAGGCGAGAAGGTGATATGGGAAGAGGGCGCACGCAGAGCCTACGGCAGAGACAAAAAGGAGGTGGATGATGAACGGGAAGAGTAACGCAGCTGTAGCGAAATGGCTTCAGAAGCAGGAATGGTACGACTCTTTTATCGAGACTCTTGATCGATTCAGGGATTATGACAGCGAAGATGTTGCAAGATTCTTAGACGGTTCTATGAAGGAGGATACTATTTACCTGGCTTTTCCTTGGTATCAAAGTCCTGAAGGAATGGACTTCTGGCAGGAGATTGACAAACAATTTAGAGAATGGTTCTATGGCGATTAAGACTGAAAAAGAGATTAGCGAATGGCTACATCAGCAGAGATGGATACGGTCATTTGTCCGTAACATCAGAAAAATGACATCTACCTCCAAGACGGAGGCTAAAAGGATCCTCGACGGGCAATATAAAGAAAACACCATTGCAGCCGGCTTTGACTGGAGCGCAAGCCCACAAGGACACGAATACTGGAAAGAAAGGGATAACGAATTAAGAAAGTGGTATTATGGCAGCTAATTCAGGCACTAAAGCAAAAAACAACAGTCGTTTTGCCCGATATTTTGCACTGACAAAAGGTCGTGAGCATCTGATTGACAAGGACGATATCGTGATGCAGTTTACTGAAGGTCGTACAACCCACTTGAGCGAGATGACAAACGCGGAGTTCCATGAGATGTGCGATGCCATCGAGGGAAGGTTCAACCGCACAGCTCATGAAGAGCAAGTCAAGAAGGCAAGATCATCCGTCCTCTTGAGAGTCGGAAGGCTTGGAATCAACACCATTGACAATTGGGACGAAGTTAATGCTTTCCTGCTGTCACCGAAGATTGCCGGGAAACTTCTATACGATATGAGTCTTGACGAACTGAAATCCTTGGTCAAGAAACTTGAGGCGATCATCCGCCACGGAGGGCTCAAGAGCATCAGGGATGCAGAGAAAGCGGAGGCTGACGCAAAGAACCAGGAAGATCTTATCAGACAGTTGGCCCTGTCACAGCAAAGAACAACTAATCAACCTAAGTATTTATCATAAAAACACAGTAACAATGGAAGAGATCAAACAGACAACAGTCACTATGACTGACGCTGAGATGGAGGAATTCAAGGCATTTCAGCAGGCAAAGAAGGCCGAAGAGGCGAAGGCTGTAGCAAAGCAGATGAGAGAGGATTACAGGGAGATGGTGGACGACGCCATTGAGAGTATGATGCCGAAGCTTAAGGTCGTTTCAAAAGACCTTGAGAACTACAAGAGAAAGGTGTTCGAAGAGTTTTCGACAATCCTCTTCCTGAAGGCAGAGATGTTCAAGATGGAGAAGGGCGAAGATCTTGACAACCAGTCGCACACCTTCACTAACAGCAAGGGCAACATGAGAATCGTTCTTGGTCACTATGTTACCGACAATTATCTCGACACTGTGGCCGAAGGTATCGCAAAGGTGCAGCAGTATATATCTTCCCTTGCATCAGACGACAAGTCTCAGGCTCTTGTGGATATGGTCACGAGACTGCTTGCCAAGGATGCCAAGGGAACTCTCAAGGCTTCAAGGATTCTCCAGCTGCGCAAGATGGCCGAAAAGTCGGGAGCACCGGAATTCATCGAGGGCGTGAAGATCATCGAGGAGGCATACCAGCCTATCAAGTCACGTACCTTCCTTAAGGCATACGTCAAGAACGAACAGACCGGTGCATGGGACCAGATACCTCTTGGAATGACAGAAGCATAGGAGGGCTTGACATGGCAAAGAAGGTAACAAAGCAGATTGATCCTGCGGAAATAGATGCTAAAGCGTTGGCGTTGGCAAAGCTCGTCAAGAGAAATGAGGAGCGCAAGCCGGAGGATAGAGTCGACCACTCGGTGACAGTAATAATCGAGGATGACAGAGCATTGTTGGTCGGCGGTTCAGCTCACATGATGACAGGAATGTTTGTCGAGCTGCTGAAGCAGAGACCTGAATTCCGGCAGGTGCTGGAGGATGCGGCCCGAAAGTATGGACAAGATAATAGTTGGAAACTGTAATATGGCAAGAAAAGGAAGAAACAGAGAGCTTATAAGAGAACGTGACCAGAAGATCCTGGAAAGATTCATCTATTGGACGGATGACCAGCGTCTCAGGTCTGACGATGCAGTCGTGATTCTCTCAAAGCAGGAGTTCTTCTTGTCAGAACAGAGAATCATCAGAATCTTGAACACGGCCTACAGTCAGAACGGACGAAAGGTGCAGGTGGTGTTTCATCAGCCTAAACCTCCGAAGCTGACGCAGGAACAAAAAGACTTATTAAAGAAATGTTGATATGGCACGTTTAGACTGTGGAGGGAAGACTGAATCGCTAACAGGTGCAATCTCCCACTTGAATTTTCAACCATCAACGACAGATGCTGCTGGTCTGGAATTATGGATAAAAGATAAGGACGGTAATGAGAGCTTAACATATCTCACCGCGATTGAAGCAATGATCCTTATAGCAGAAATCAAGCAGGCACTTATACAAAGAATGAATATGTGACACTTATGGAAAAGGAGAAAATACAAAAGGCTGCACAGCTGCACGATGATCTTAAGAAGGTCAAAAGAGCCATAGGACTGATTCAGGACGCCAATAATGGCAAGGTCAACATAAGAATCAGCGGAACAGTCGGAGATGAGACCGAGTTCGCTTATCTCCCTAAAAGAATGATTCATGACATCTACGGTGTTCTGGTCGAAACCGAAGCGATTATCGAGAATCAAAATCCTGCTTATGTCGGAGTGATGGTCTATCGAGTTACAAATGACTGCCACGAATCCAAGGAAATAGAATCAAAAGGATATGTCCCACATCTTATCAGATCGCTCAAGTCGAGACTCGAAGAGATTGAGAGGATATCAAGAACTTTTTAACACAACAAAGCTATGGGAATTGTAGACAAAATGAGAGGAATTGAATTTCCAGTATCAAAGAAAAGACTTACCAAGTCATTTCGCAATGGTCGCAAGTATAGACTCCAGCAGATTGTTACCTGGGAAAATGATCGCCCAAAGGTAAAAACCATTATTCATAAGATGTTCTAACACAGTGCCCGTCCTATTGTAGGGCGGGCATTTATTTTAAATACTTAGTTTTATGGAATTATCAAATTTTAAAATAGCTGAAGAGCTACAGCTTAAAATCAGCGAGCTCAAGGAACAGCTGAAGCATATTGATGAAGGCGCTTGGAGATTAGGGGGTTAAACTCGTACTTAAAACCGGCTATTCAGATATGGGACGAGATTATACTACTACAGCAGCGTTCAAAGAGGATATCACTAGCGAAATATGTCAAGCTGTAAAAGATGTCGTAAGCAGGCGTATAGAAGCACTTGAAAAAGAATTTAAAGAATTATGAGATATTATGAAGGCGATAAACCATGTCCTGGTTGTGGGAAGCCTGGTACTGAGATAGCGAGAGTTTCAAAAGACGCACTGTGCCCTACGTGCCGTCGACTGCTTGATAAAGCTAAAGTTTGCGAATTGGAGCCTAGAGAATATTCGCGTGTAATTGTTAAATGGTATTCTTTTTATCATTCTCCGCTCAATATGGCAGTAGGTGATTTTTTAAATAAGATATCTTTAAAAGAAGCTAAAAATATTCCTATTGTAGGAAACTTTCATCTAGGTAAAGGATGTGCAGTGACAGCATCAGACTGCTACTATATACCTAGATTTGTGGCTTTAGCATTAGACGATCTTATTAAGGCACTTCAGGAAGAAGGTAAACAACTTCGCACAGCTACGGATGAATTACCTAAGAAAGCTGCTGAAGAGGTTAGAAAGGAAAAACAAAGGTATTTTGAAGAGGGTGTGAAATATGGTAGACAGTTGTTAACACAACTTAATAGGGGCGAGATATCTCTTAAAGATTTCGATGCAATCCCTAAAAGATATTAACCACAAATAAGAAAAGCAGCGGACATCCGCTGCTTTTCTTATTTCATGACCTTAAAACCTATTTTGGGTTTTGCATTTGTTGAAACTGTCTTCGCATTAATAATTTCGGTTATTGTGCCTTTGTAGGTGGACTCATAGACTTTGATTCCGTGGTTTGCCGTGTAGAACCTCGTATTTGTGCGCATAAGCGTCGTGTCTTTGCCTGTCCTGTAGCCTTGAAGGAGTTTGTGCAGCTCGCGTCTTTTCTCCTCTCTACGGGCAATTAAATGCGTCGTGCCGGAATGGCGGTGTGTGTCATCGTAGCAATCGATGATGAGACGGACGCGGACTGTGGCAGTGCCTATCTGATTAAGTCCTCCGATGTTGGACCATTCCACCGACGAAGCGTCGATGAGTACAGCTGGGAAGGTCAGCGGGTAGTGGTCGCGTGATTCCTGGTCAAGCATCTCAAGCTGGCCGTAGTCTTCGTCCACCACTTCGAGGTCGGGCATGTTCTGTCCGATGTGGTTAATGAGATCTTCGAGTAGACATTCCATTGTTGATAAAGTTTAAGAGTTCTTGATTGATTACTTCCCGGACAATCCTGTTGACTTCCGGGTGTTCGCCCAGGAATTGGCGCTGAGGTATCTTGATCTTGTCACCTACTTTCTTGAGTGCCATGTTTCGCCAGAACTGGGCTTCGGCATTGAGGTTGTCTGCCTTCTGCCGGTTCTTCTTGCCTTTGGCCTTGCCGTACATTTCGCCGACGAGCCCACGCTTGTAGTACATGCTCCAGAAGTAGCCTTTCATCCTTTTGGTGACTGTGATCTCACCGCCTTCGTTGTGGATCTGAGCATAGATGAGAGAGTTCTGTATGATCACTCTGCCAGGTTCAGCGACGTAGTCGGTAGACATCATCAGATGGTTGGTACCTGAGAGCATCGGGCCATAGCTTGGACCCTCAAAGCCTAGGTCTGTTCGCATCGGTGGCTTCCATGTCTGACCATAGAATCCACCTTTGCGGAAGTTGTCACGGACACTGTCACGCACAGCACGACCGACCTTGACGGGCAGGACTCTGTCCTTCAGTCTCATGAGCTCTTTGAGTGCTCTGTTGATTTCTCCCTGTAAATCCGGTGCTGGCATATTGTTTATTAACTATTTAATGTTAAATTTGCGCAAAATTGAATATATGTTATACGAAAAGTCTCATGACCTTGCTTTGACGCTTGCTAAATCCGAGGAGTTTTCTGCAGTAGAATTCCTTCGAGAGTGGCAGGGTTATGATCTTTTTGTTGCTACGTCAGAAGAACCTGCGTTCACGGGTTATCCTGATTACATCCTAGTAAACTCCAAGACTGCACGCTGGGCCACTCCTAAAGAATCCGAATCTATTCTTTTTGCTTAACAACAGCGCCATCAATCATTGACGTGTCTACTCTCAAGTTATCGACTCTATAAAATCTTAAAGAGTCAAGTTTTATGCGATCATAATAGAATTCACTTTCTTTTATGATGTTGCCAGTTTGAGGATCATAGAAAACTCCTACACCATCTGCTTTTCTTTCAAACGTTATAATATGACCACCGCCAGACTTCCAGTGGAATCTCAAATGGTATCTACCGGTGTCAGCTGTGCGTCTTTCCCAATCGATTGCTGCAGCGTGGTCTGTAGAAGCGTAGATTTTTTCAAGTGTAGGAAGTTGTCCTGTTTTGGGGTCTATCCAAATTAACTCAGTCTGATATGAAAGTCTATACGGAACACTGCCTGGCTTCTTGGTATTTGGTCTCGCTGAAACAGTAAGTCCTCTTCGTCGCATCTCATTTGCGACTACGCAGCTCTGGCAGTTAACCCGGTATGACCTAGCTGTTAAATACTTCGGATTACCGCGGAGTTCATTAGCTTCATCGAAGCTCATTGATTTATCCGGTGTCTTCAACTTCAGAATCTTTGCGACTTCTGCCATATTTTCTCTATACAGACGTCGCTCTTCCCATCTTGCGCGTATTTCTCGTTTTTCTTCGTCTGTCTTCTGACGCTTAGTTATTACTTTCTTCTTTGGCTTCGCCGTAGCTATGGAATCAAAGAAATCCTGAAGATCCTTAGAAATCTTCTTTTCACCCTTCATCCACGAGGCAAAAGACTCAGCGATGTATTCGCCTTTTGTTGCACCGGCATATCCGGATATTTTTACTGAAGCTGTGGCAATATCCTTAATACTGTTAACAAGGTTTGCAGGCATCTTTGTCCACTGTACGTGATGTCCCAACTCATGAATGATACAACCCTTGATACTTGGATCAACCAAACTACGACCGGCCTTCTTATACCTCTCTGCGATTTCACGCTGAGCTGGAGAAAGCTTGTCGAGGTTAGACATGACTTTGTCCCATGCTTCCTGAGATCTTCGCTGATACTCTGCAAAGGCTTTCGCGTTCTTGAGCACGTCTGTATTCAGGTAGATTCCCTTTGAGACTGGGTCATATGCTGCTACTGCGTCAGCTCCGTCCTTAAAGATCTTCTGACCTGTCTTGGAAGAACCTGAAATTGGCTTGATGCCGGAGATCTTCGGTACATCTACGGACTTCATGACCTGCTGGAGTGCTCTGTTAATCTCATTGGCATTGTCAAGCGATATGCCTTTGAATGAGACTTTGCCGCCAAATGTGCGGTCTATTCCCAGCTTCTGACAGTACTGCTCAGCGAACTTCTCAGCATCTTCGATTGTCTGTGCAGGTACAAAGTCGAGTACTTCCTCCAAAATATCTTCCACTGCAGCCTTTGCTCCAGGGTAAGATTTGCTGATGTATGGGTGGGTATTGGAGAATAACTTTCCGTCTTTGCCTGGATTATTATCGAGTCCAGGTTCTTGCGGCACAGGGTAAAAGTCTTTGATGACTTCATCGTTGACCGGTTCATCGGTCTGCTGAAGGCTACACTTACAGTTCCACCTGTCGCCCGGATGGTGCTTCTCCCAGAAAGGATGATTTACAGGAAGTGTCAATTTTTTCTCCCAGTACTGGCGATGCAAAGGATCCTGCTGAGGACTTGTGGTCGGCATCCATCTGACGTTAGGGAAAACGTCCTGTTCATCGACAAAGTGCTTCCAATCCGCAGCCTGATGAGCGCGGATGACTGCGGTGTTATACTCCGTGCGGAGCCATGGGCCGACATAGTGATTTGTCATGCCTTTGATATCCTCGACCCATCTGTCGAACTTCTTGAGCTGTCCGTTCTCGTCGATGAGTTTCGATGCGATGTCATTCTGCATGCGGTGGACGCGAAAGGCTGACCAGATGGCGTTATTCGTGCGCAGCTGGTTGATGAATTCATCCGGCACGTCTGGCCACTTAGACTCCGATATGCCTTTGGAAGCCGCTTCGTTAAACAGACGGAGCGTTTCCCTGAAAATGTGGTCCTCTATCTCATCGCGGACATTCAAGCCCTTGTAGATAGCTTCTAATCCCTTTGCAAGAGCTTCCGGGCTGAACACTACACTCTGATGGGCTGCGTTCTCAAATCCTCCGCAGCATTCACATGTATGTCCGTAGTACAGGTCGTTTATCAGAACGGACAATCTGCCCCGTCCTGCGGGGCTTCCGAGAAAAAACCTTTAACCTTATTCCAGAATGAAACTTCCGCCTCATTCTTCGGATTACTCTTGCCCTGTTTCTGTAGTTCCTGCATGACTGCCTGCTGTTGTGCAGCTTTCTCATCAGCCTTCTTCTGCGCTTCAGCCTTCATCTGGTCGTAGTTTGCCGGCTTGTCAATGTCGAAGGTGTCGTACAGATAGTCGTCATCGATTGGCAGTCCTCTGTCCATCATCTGTGTAACGACCTGCAGCTGCACGGTCTTGTCGATATCCTTAACCTCGATGAAGCGGAATTCTCCGCCTTCGACGTTATATCCAAGGGATGCAAGGATCTTACGCATGTGGGCGGAGTTCAGCACAGAGAGGATGAGTGCCTGGTCTTCGTCCTTGATCTCGTCCTCCTCCTGCTTATGTACAGTACCGAGTGCCTGGGTGCCTGTTGCCTTTGCGTCAGTGGTCAAGGTATTTCCAAGGATCGCAATAGACATTTGAGAGTCGCATTTGTCGGAGAAGTTGTTATACAGGTCAGAAGAGCCCGATTTATTACCGCTTTCATGCAGAGTGAGAGTCGAGCCTTCCGGATGGATATAGACGGCATTTGCGCCCTGTTTACGGGCATCCTCGACGAGACGTCGACGTGCTTCTTCGTCGCCTGCGTCGTAGGTATACTCTCTGATAGGCATTCCGAAGATCTGGCAGAACTGCGCCCAGTCTCCGATGTTTCCGCGCTTATAGAGTACGTATGGCATGACTGCCGACATGATACCGAGACCTCGCGGATCATTACCGACTACCAGGGTGTTGCTGAACATCTCCAAAGGTGCTCCGTCCGTGTCTGATTGGTAGCGGAGGACAATCTGCTGCACCGGGTCATAGTGTTTGCGAGGGATAGAGTCAAAGTCGATGTTCCCGTCGATATCGCGGTAAAACTGAAGCAATGAGAAGCCCCAGAACTCCGACTCGACGACCTCTTTTCTGAACTTACGGAACCATGGCTGCTTCAGCAGTTCATTGATCTGATCGTCCGCCTTCTCATTGCGGATGAATTCTATCGGAGTACGGCATGCGCCGACAAGCCTCTTTCGATGAATACCGATGAGGTGAGGGTCGGTCATGAATGCCGATGAGTACATGTCATACAGGCGTATTCGGCTGTACATGTCTATAGCAGTCGCAGACTGCAGGGAGTTCATATACGAGCCTATGTCGAAGTGGAAAAGCTCAGGACTCTGCAGGATGATGTCGAGTCTGCGTCTTTCTTCTGTAATCTGGGTAAATCCTCCGGCGGTTATTCTTCTGTCCTTTGCCGGTCTTCCTTTGGGTTTCTGTGCCATGTTCGAATAGTTCTAGAATACTGTTAGAAATGAGTTTGACGGAGGTCGTTGTTCTCTACCTGCCAGGGGCTTTTTTCTGCCGCTTCTTCTTCAGGAAGACGTGGTGCTCCGTCGATTGTGTTCTCGCCTTTTGCTACTCCCTTGAGCCAGTCAATGGCTCTTTCGTAGCGGTCTTTTCTGACCTGCGACATCTTGTATGGGTTATGGATGCAGAAGATGTGATATGTGGCAATATCCTTTGCCATCATCAGCACGAGCGGATGACGGGCCTTGCCTTCTGCCGTGAAGATCTTCTCAACGTCATAAGCTTTGTTGAGATAGGACTTCATCTCAGCAATCGCCTGCATCTCGCAGTCTTCTATGATAGTGCTGTCCTCTGACGCCTCACCTCTGAGGAGGGAGTCAAGAATGTCTCTGTGAATGGTGCTGTCGTAGTCGGACAGCTGAATAAATGTGCTCATATTGTATTACATTCGGTTGCGTGGGTCAGTAAGTTCACTGTAGGACACACAGTCAATCTGAGCTGTGCTTTCTCTCATTTTCCGGTCGGTGAAGACCTTGCCTCCTTCTACGCAGTCGGGACCGTCGGCGCAGTAAGGCAGGTGAAGCTCGAACATCTTGAACTGGTCCATCAGCTCGATCATGTGCGGGTTGTCCTTCTCCTCTTCGTTGAATACCAGACGGCCCTCACGGTCTACCGGTTCAAGGCTTGCCTCGATACGGGTTGCCTTGTCTCCCTTCTTGCGGTCATCACCTCTGATGTACAGGCTTTCGCCCTTGAGCTGGTTCTTTTCCCTGACCATAGGCATGAACACCTGTTCAAAGAAGGGGTTCTGCAGGGTGTTGTTCTCCTGGACAAAATAGACGGGCACCGAGCTGCCCAAAATGCCCTTAAGGGTGTAGAACCATTCGATGTATTCATCGTTGCTTGCGTGGGCGCAGAACGCCTTCAGAATGTAGTACGTCCCCTTCAGGTAGCCCATCGCCACAAGAGCCTTTGTGGAGTTTTTCTTGTCGGCCTTGCTGTTCGAGTAGGCAGGGTCGCCATATACGACAATGAACTTGAATTTCTTTACCGGAGGCACCTTGCCCAGCGGAAGGTTCTTGAAGATCTTTCCCTCCGATATCGGGTTGTTCATATACTCCTGCTGAAACGCCTTTGTCGATATCTTAGAGCGGAGACGGGCGATGTGTTCAGGGGTGTTCTTCTGTGGCCATGTACTGTTACCGTCTTTGTCAACCAGGTTGATGATGTCCCAGTGGTCAGCTTTGGCTCCGGCTCTGCCTACGCAGGTATCTTTTGCGATGATGTTACCGCAGAAGACTATCAAGGTCGGTTCTGATACTGAACGTGTAGGGAAAAGAGCGTTTTCCCACCAGTCCCATTTCTTGTCGAGAACGGTCTTGTTTCTGCAGTCTGCGTCGGTGTCGAAGTCGTCCAAGAGAAGGATGTCAGGACGGACAGCTTCCGCTCTTGATCCACGGGGTGCATTGCCGGCACCGATTCCTAGAAATGAAGCTCCATTCTTAAGGACGAACTCTACTCCTGTCCACTGTCCCAGATTGACCTGGTCTCCATAGAATGCCTTGAGTCGTCCGTTTGCTTCGAGGTTTGCCTTGTATGGGCGCAGGAGTCGTTCTGCCGCATCTTGAGTCGCAGCTGCCAAAATGACGTTACGATTTTTGCCCGTAAGGACACGGAAGAGCACGACAAACATAACGATGGTTGATTTGGCGAGCTCACGGCTCCATGAAAGAACCTCATACCATTCGTCATTGTTTATCATTCGCTTGATTGCCTTGACATGGAAAGGCGCAAACTCATACTTTGCATAGCTAGGGAAAAAGTATTTGATCCATGCGATAGGGTCTTTCTCCAGCTTTGCTTTCTTGCGTGCTTTCTCTGCCTCAGACAGATCAGCTTCTACAGGGGTGGCATTGGCAATATCCTTCAGATATTCCTTCCACTCTTTGAGTTTCTGCTTGTCTTCCAGTACCATGCTTTAGCTCATTTGTTCAGTCAGGAATAAATCCCAGTATTTGGCGACCTTCTTTGCCTCTTCAAGGTCTACGGTTCTCATGAAGTTACAGAAGCGCATGCCGGCATCGACAAGTCCGGCGATATTCAGCTCCGTCTCAAGACGCTTTGCTGCAGCTGACAATTTGATGATTTCGTCTGCATGTCCTTTGCTTGGTGCCATGAGCATGAATTCGGCGGGTACTTTCCCGTCGTGTTCTTTCAGAAGCTTTTCCCAGTCCAGGGTCTTCTGTGTAAGCTGTTCTAGCCTCAGATAGATGTTCTTGAGGATTCTATCCTTGCCTGCTGTGGCGTATGTCTTCAGTTCTTCCCATTTGCCAGCTTCAGCCCATCGGGATACGGTCTGCCTGGTACTTCCGACCTTCTCCGCGATTTCAGCGAAGGTGTAGGTACCTTGTATATAAAGCTCTTTAGCAAGACTCTTTTTCTGGTCAGTTGTCAATGTGCCCATATTCTCTGTTTTCAGCAAAGATGGGAAGACCTCTCTAATTTGGAAAACTTATGATTTATGATGTACAAATTATTTGTTTATCATATATAAACTATTTGTCTATCATAAATTTACGATTTTGAGATATGGGGAAGCTTATGCAATTTTGCGCAAAATCAACAGGAGATGAATAAAAGGTTTTTCAATGTAATATTGCCACGAGATGCGAAGAGCGCGGTTGCCATCCTTCTGTATGGTGGGATTGGTTCCGGAGAGAATAGGGTCGACAGTTCTGCAGTTGTCTCTGAGCTCATGGATCTTGCGTCAAGGTATGAGAATATCGACGTAAGAATCAACAGCATGGGCGGTGATGTGTACGCGGGCATGGCGATCTTCAACGCCATCCGTGCCTCTCAGGCAAATATCAACATATATGTCGATGGTGTGGCCGCAAGCATGGCCGGCATTATCGCGCTTTGTGGCCGTCCGTTGCATATGTCAAAGTATGCCCGTCTGATGCTTCATCAGGTTTCCGGCGGCATCTGGGGTACTTCCAAGGATATAAGGTCATATGCTGACCAGGTAGACGCTCTCACAGACGTACTGATAGACGTAGTCGCTGAGAAGTCGGGGCTGAAGCCTGAAGAGGTAAGGGAAAAATGGTTCGATGGCGAGGATCATTGGATAACGGCAAAGGAAGCAATGGACCTGAAACTTGCCGACTCAATCTATGACATGAAGGATGGAGCGGCACCTGCAGAAGGCGCGACAGCTGAGGTGATCTATGAATTTACAAACCGGTTGTATTCGCAACCACAAATCAATGAAAATATGGCATTAATCGATGAACTGAAGAAAAGATCTTCATTCCAGAATGCAGCAACTGAAGACCAGATGCTCGCAGAAGTGGCCAGGCTGGAGAATGAGGCGGCTAAGGTGCCGGCTCTTGAGTCTGAGCTGAAAACGTTGAAGGCTGAGAAGGCTGCAGCAGAGAAGGCAGCTCACGAGGCTTTGGTAAACCAGGCAATCGCTGACGGCAAGATTCAGGCCGCTCAGAAGGAACAGTACCTCGCCCTTATGGGAAAGGACTTCGAAGGTGTTAAGGCTATCCTCGAGGGTATGCCTAAGGCTGCCGGAAGAGTCAAGGACTTTGTCAATGGTCAGGGCAGCAATCAGACAGCACGTCAGCAGCTTGAGGCTATGAGCTGGGACGAGATCGACAAGGCGGAGCGCCTCATGGAGCTCAAGAACAACTATCCGGACCTTTACGAGGCGAAGATGAAGGCAAAGTTTAACGCTTAACAGATAAAGACATGGCAGTACAGAAACAAATCTGGCAGAACACGATTATCGAGGAGTTCTGGCCTGATGATTCATTCGCCTCTAAGGCGACCAATGACTCAGAGTATGTGAACCAGGGCAAGACCGTTCACATTCCTAATGCGGGCGCTCCTTCTGGTGTAAAGAAGAACCGCACAACCCTCCCTGCAGAAGTGAAGGTACGCACAGACGTAGACGTGACTTATGATCTTGATGAGTTCACAACTGACCCAGTGCGCATCCCACATGCTGACACAGTCGAGCTCTCTTACAGCAAGAGAAATTCGGTGATCTCACAGGACAAGAACAAGCTTCGTAACGATGCTCACCAGAGCATTCTTGAGAAGTGGGCTCCTGACGCTAAGTATAGAATCACTACCACTGGTGCTTCCCGTGACGCTTACATCACAAATGCAACAGGTCAGCGCAAGGCGCTTACAACAAAGGACGTTCTCGCCCTTCAGACCAAGTTTGACCTTCATGATGTACCGGCAGCAGACCGTTACCTCCTTCTCGATGCAGTGATGTACAATGACCTTCTCGGAGACATGATCGAGTCTCAGAAGATTGGATTCTTCGCTCAGGCAGACGCTAAGAAGGGAATCGTAGGTGAACTCTACGGATTCAAGGTGATGAAGAGAAGCACTGTGCTTCGATTCACATCTGCGGGTGCTCTTGTGAAGACTTCTGAGAGCGCAACTCTCAACGCTACAGACCTTGCAGCAGGTCTCGCATTCCACAAGGATGCAGTGTCAGTTGCTATGGGTGAGGTAGTGATGTTCGACAGCGTAAACAACCCGACATACTACGGTGATATCTACTCTTTCCTTGTTCGCACAGGTGGAGCAAAGAGACGCACTGACGGTAAGGGTATCTTCGCTATTGTCGAGGGTACAGCAGCATAATTCACAGGTGTGTCCCGCCTGCAGGCAGGTGGGACATGCCTTAATACAATCAAATCATGTCATTACCAAAAGTAACAATCAAATACCTTAACGGTCTGCTGGGAGTCACGCCTGAATCCAAGGACGGTCTCCTTGCGCTCGTACTGCTGGGTGCTGCACCTGTGACCAGTACATTTGAGGCGGGCAAGCCTTACCTCATTTACGGTCCAGCATCGCTCGATGATCTTGGAGTGACAGAGGAGAATAACGCACGACTCGTGGAGATTGTGCGCGAATTCTATTCTGAAGCGCCGGAGGGTACGCCGTTGTATATCGCCGGATATACAGGTACCATGACGGCATTCTGTAACAAGGACACCGGAAACCTTGTGTCTCTGGTTGAACAGCTCAAGGGCGAGGTACGCGGAGTTGTCATTGCCGGCACAGGCACTGATGCAGCTACCGAGGGACTATCGGAGGATGTTCTGAGTGCGGTGCCTGTAGCCCAGGCAGCAGCAGAACACTGTGCAGATGCTCTCTATGCTCCTGTATTCGTTGTTCTTGAGGGCAGGGCTTACAGTAAGGCAGCTGACCTTCCGGACATGACGGAGGATGCCTACAATAGGGTTGCCGTTCTCATCGGAGACACTAAGAAAGACAGTAAGGATGCAGCTGTAGGAACCCTCGCGGGTCGTATCGCATCAGTCCCAATCCAGCGTAATATCGCAGCTGTTCTCGCCGGTGCCCTTGCATGTCCGCAGATGTTCCTTGCCGGAGAGCTCGTGGATAAGAAGATGTCTGACGTCCGCACTATCAACGACAAGGGCTATCTGGTACCTCGCATCCATACAGGACGTGCCGGTTACTACTTCAGCGACGATATCCTCTGCTGTAATCCTACAGATGACTACGCGCATCTGACAGCACGCCGCACGATAGACAAGGCTGCACGTATTGCCTATGACACTCTTCTTGACTTCCTTTCTGCAGAGGTCGAGCTTAACGAAGACGGCACAATGCAGCAGGCTGTAGTCAAGAGCTGGCAGGCTTCTGTAGAGTCGGCTATCGATGGACAGATGACCTCTAACGGAGAGCTCAGCGCTGTCGGTGGAAGCGGCTGCAGGTGTATCATAGACGCTTCGCAGAATGTTCTCTCATCAGGCAGAGTGGATGTCACTCTCAAGGTACGACCATTCGGTTATGCACGCGAGATTGACTGTAAGCTGGGTTTTCTAACTAATAACGCATAGGAGGACATATCATGCCGAAGTTTAACAGTAGGGAGTACGAATGGGCTGACGTCAGCGTAGTCGCTGCCGGAAGAATGATCACCGGAATCAGAGGCGTCACTTATACGTCGTCACAGGAGAAGGAAGCTCTGTATGGCAAGGGCAATAAGCCTCATTCCATCCAGCGCGGAAACAAGGCCTTTGTGGGTTCTATCCGTCTTCTCCAGAGCGAGCTTGAGGCTCTTGAGCTTGCAGCAGGCGGAGACGCTTTGGATATCAGCTTCAACATTGTTGTCGCATACGGTAACCCTTCCAAAGGTGACGTGATCACAACCGACCTTCTCGTAGGTTGTGAGATTACGGAGATACCGAAGGGACTTAACCAGAACGACAAGTTCATGGAAATAGAGTTGCCTCTTGTTATGCTCGATGTCAAGAGAGGATACAAGTAGGATCTGAAGATATCGCGCCTCCGGGCGGTTGTCCGGGGGCGTTATAATAACATTATAACAGCAATAGAACGATGAATGAAATTACACAGACACAGATTGAAGACTGGAAGAAACAGCACGGCGATGTCGTTTCATACACGGTCGAGGATAAGGTAGGATACTTTCGTAAGCCTACAAGACAGGAGATCTCTTACGCATCCGTAGCAAGTAATCAGATGAAGGATGTAATCAAGTACTCCGAAACCCTCATGAATGCATGCTGGTTGGGCGGAGACAGAGAGATCCTGGATAAAGATGAGTACTTCATCGGTGCAATGGGCGTCATCGAAGCCCTTGCAGAAGTCAAGACCGGTGAAGTAAAAAAGCTTTAGAGCTGGCAGACGGGCGACCTGATGCGGATTTTATAGGCTACTTCAATACGATGCTGCGATATTATCTGCATGTGGACCCGGATACGCTGACTGACCAGCAGTGGGCTGCGATGATAGCCCAGTTGACAGATATACGTA